GTTGTTGCGACAGCTCCAGCTAGGGACAGCTTCGACGAAGTTCAATTTGCTGAGGCGATCAATTTGCGACAGGCGGGAGTTGTTATTCCTGATGATGCAATTATTGAGTACAGCCATCTAGCTAGAAAAGGCGAGCTCGCGAAGCGAATCCGCACAATGACTGGCCAGGAACCACCTACGCCAGAGCAAGCAGAAGCCATGCAGCAACAGCAGCAAATTCAAATGCAACAACTGCAACTTGAGATGGCGAAGCTCGATGCGGACGTTAAGAAAACTCAATCCGAAGTGGCTCTTAACATCGCGAAGGCTCAGGACGCGACTGACGTCGATCCTCAGATCCGCATGGCAGAGATACAAGCGAAGCTCCAGATCAACCAAGAACAGCTCGACCTACGTCGAGAGTTGGCAGATCTAAGTGCAGCTTCTAAAGAGAATCAATCACAAACCAGCGCTGCTACAAAGCTAGCTACAGCAGCATTTAGCAATACCAACATGAACAACAGGAGTTCTTAAATGAGTAAGCAAGAAGATACAACAGTAGAAGACAAAGCCGTTGAGTTTGATGTAATGCCTGGCGCAGATCGGCCCGATGAGGACGATGCCCCAGCGTTAGATTTAAGTTTTGAAACTATTGAACAGGAGGTTGACGAAGTTGCTGAGGCAGAAGAAGTTGTGGCAGAGGATGCAGAAGAGGAAACCGTTACCGAAGAACCCGACGAAATTGTTTCTGAAGATGAACAACGTACAGAAGAAGAAACATCCCCCGACGCCGAGCTAGAAGAAGAGCCGGTAGTAGAGGAAAAACTTGTTAAAAAGCCAATGGTTCCTAAAGCTCGGCTTGATGAGGTACTAGCAAAGCAAAAAGCTCTGCAGAAACAGCTAGACGAAATCAATGCGGCTAATGAAAAAGCAGAAGAAGCCCCCGAATCCTACGATTTCGATGCAAAAGAAGTCGAGTACCAGAACATGGTGCTTGATGGTGAGACAGAAAAAGCTGTTGCGCTACGCCGAGAGATCAGAAAGGCCGAACGAGACACGTTAGAGTACGAAATGCGCCAAGAAATGAGTCAGACGGTAAACCAAGACCGCCAGATGACCGCACTTCAGCAAGCCGCTAACGCGATGGAAGATGCTTACCCTGTCTTTAACCGCGACTCAGACGATTACAACGAAGACATAACTAATGAAGTCGTTGAACTGCGTGATGCCTTCATTATAAAGGGCTACGAAGCCGTAGATGCGCTATCAAAAGCCGTTAAGTACGTCGTGAAAGACCACGATTTAGATCAAGCGCAAGAAAGTGCGCCAAGTTTGGCGGGTAAAGCGCAAAAAAGTGATGAACTAGCCAAAAAACGCGCACAAGTTAACAAAAAACTGAAGGCCGCTGACGCTCAACCGCCTGAACTGCCAGGTGAGAGCTCGGCGCACCACGGAGAAAGGGCGATGGACCTCTCTGCTATGACCGAAGAGGAGTTCGCTGCCCTGCCTGAAGCAACTTTAAAGCGCCTACGAGGCGATATTTTATAACGAGGTAACAAATGCCAGTTAAAAAAGACCCACGATTAGCCCGAGCTGGAGTCTCGGGCTATAACAAGCCCAAGCGCACCCCTTCTCACCCAAAGAAAAGCCACATTGTGGTAGCGAAAGAAGGTGACAAGATCAAAACCATCCGTTTTGGCGAGCAAGGTGCATCTACTGCGGGTAAGCCCAAGGCAGGCGAGTCCGAAAAGATGAAGAAAAAGCGCGCTAGCTTCAAGGCGCGGCATGCTAAGAACATATCCAAGGGCAAAATGAGCGCGGCCTATTGGGCAAATCGCGCCAAGTGGTGATCTGATGGCTAGAAGTGACGAGCCCAAGTGGAAACGCATTGTTGCTGCTGTAAAGGCAGGATCAAAAGGCGGTAAGCCTGGACAATGGAGCGCGCGCAAAGCACAACTAGCCACGCAGCGTTACCAAAAATCAGGGGGTAGCTACTCTGGGCCGAAGACAAAGGCTCAAAAGGCACAGTCTAAGTGGACAAAAGAGGACTGGGGCACTAAGTCTGGCAAGAATAGCACCCAAGGTAAGAAGGCTACCGGCGAACGGTACTTACCTAAAGCTGCTCGTGACGCGTTGAGTAAGAAAGAGTACGCAAAAACCAGCGCAAAGAAGCGCCGAGATACTAAGGCCGGTAAGCAAGTTAGCAAGCAGCCCACGAAAATAGCTAAGAAAACTGCCCGTCACAGATAGTTGTTGCATTGTAATATTAGATGTACTAATATGATTTATACGTCGACCAGTACGATAACTGGTCGGCCCGTAGCCGTAAAAAACGTACCCCTCGCCTGCATAAGGCGTAAAACCTGCCGAGGTCGCGCCTCGTTAATAAGCGCTAGTTCGTTGCTACACGATACGTAGATACGGATTAGCCGCTCCTAAAGTCGGCTGAGTAAGTGGCGTGTGCCACAAAATTATTTAACCCATTTAATTAGGAGCCCATCATGGCTTTAACAAATTTCGGTACGCTTACTGGCGACCAACTCCAAGCCTGGAGCCGCGACTTCTGGAAAGTAGCTCGCAACCAATCTTTCATCAACCAGTTCGCTGGTACTGGTTCAAACGCAATGGTACAGCGCGTAACTGAACTGACTAAAAACCAAAAAGGCACCAAAGCTAACATCACTTTGCTTGCTGACATGACTGGTGACGGTATCACTGGTGACAATACTCTGGAAGGCAACGAAGAAGCCCTCCGCGCGTATGACATCAGCATCGAGCTAGATCAGCTGCGTTTTGCTAACCGCATCGCTGGCCGTATGACCGACCAGAAGACTGTTGTTAACTTCCGTGAGCAATCTCGTGACGCACTTGCTTATGCAATGGCTGACCGCTGCGACCAGCTGGCATTTTTGTCTATGTCTGGCGTTGCTTACACTCACAAGAACAACGGCGGCCTGCGAACTGTTTCTGGTTCTGCTGGGCACGAGCTGGTTGACCTTGAGTTTGCTTCTGACGTATCTGCCCCTACTTCAGATCGTCACCTGCGAATCAACGGCACTGGCTTGTCAGCTGGTGACACTACTGCTGTAACCAATAGCGATACACTTGGCTACAAGCACATCGTTAACCTGAAGGCTTTTGCTAAAGACAACTACATTCGTGGTATTCGTGGTGCTGGTAACCAGGAAACTTTCCACATGTTTGTAACTCCACAGCAGATGGCTAACCTGAAGCTGGATACTGACTTCATCGCTAACGTCCGTAACGCTGGTGTACGTGGATCAAGCAACAGCTTGTTCGCTGGTACTTCAAGCCTGATGGTTGATGGCGTGATGATCCACGAGTTCCGCCATGTGTTTAACACTTCTGGTGCAACTACTGGTACTTCCTCTAACGCTGGCGCAGCTGGCTACAAGTGGGGCGCTGACGCTGACGTAGTTGGCGGACGTGCTCTGTTCTGTGGTGCTCAGGCTCTGGCCCTGGCTGACATCGGTCTGCCTGAAATGGTTGAAGACACTTTCGACTATGGCAACCAGTCTGGTATCAGCGTAGGCAAGATCTTTGGTCTCCGTAAGCCTAAGTACAACAGCGACATCAGTGGCTCTGTACAGGACTTCGGCATCATCGCTCTAGACTCCGCACAGTAAGACTATCGCCCCCTCTTCGGAGGGGGCTTTTACTTTAGAGGTAAAAGAATGTTTGGTTTTTTTGGAAGTAAAGACGACAAGCCTAAGACTGGGCCCTCTGCAGCAGCAAAAAAGCGCGCAGCCGCTCGTAAAGAGAGGCTAGCAGCGAAGAGAAAGAAAGAGGCAGCCGCCGGAGCAGAGCGTAAGAAAAAAATCGCCGCCCGAAGCGAAGAATTGAAAAAGCGTCGTGCCCCTAAAAAGGCCGCAGCAAAAAAAGCACCTGTTACAGGTAAGAACACTTTGAAGAAGCCTAGCGCTTCTGGCAAAACCGCCAGCTATACAAATACTAATCGGCGCTTGCAAGCCTCCAGCAAAGAGACAGGCGGCGTTAAAACAAAAGCCGGAAACTACCCCGTCTACGCGAAGAAGTCAGGTGCCGCGACGTCCTTTAGGACCGCTTTTGCGAACGCTCGGAAGTCTGGATACAAGACTTTCACTTGGGAAGGCAAAAAGTACAACACCAAAACAAAATAGGAATCAATCATGAAGATTGTAAGCAGTGAGCCATTACGAGTGGCGACCCTTGGCGGCACCGTCGTGTTATTTGAAGCCGGTGTACCCCGCGAAATTGCAGATGAAGTCGGCCTATTAGCCATACAGATGGGCGCAAAAGAATACAACGCCAAGTACGTTGAAGAAGAGGCAGCCGAGGTTGCTGAGTTCGAAGAAGTCATCGAGGTACAGGGTTCT